TTCACCGAAACTGCAAGTTGAATAGATTGAGGCTGTATGTTCTCCATCAACTGCTGTGGCAGTCCAATGGGCTGTGGTGATATAGCCATCAGATGTGTTGCGGTCTAGGGTTGAGATTGTCCAAGTGATGTTCATGACTTACCTTTCAGTTTATGGGTGAGATGCTTTGTAGGCATCGAATTCTGCTTTAAGTTCTTGAATTGCTTTGACCAAAGTAGGAATCAAGTTTGCATTGATTGCTTTGTAAGGCTCTTCACCTTCAGGTGCAGGGTCTTTCCATTCTTGAATCATGTCTGGCAATACTGTCTCAAACTCTTGAGCAATAAATCCACGGGCGTTCTTAATGTTCTGACCCTTGCCTTCTTTCCAATCAAACTTGCGAGGCTTTAAAGCCATCACAGTTGCAAGACCTTCATCTAAATCACGGATGTTTTCTTTTAATCGTTGGTCTGAAATGGCAGTAATGGTTGTAGATGTTGCGTAAACAGTTCCGCCCATTCCAACATAAAAACGATATGTGCCAGCACCAGTTGAATAAACACCTAATGTAGATTGGCTGTCAATTGATGATGAACGAGTGTAATACGCATCACCATTTGCTCTTAATTCAATACCTACACTAGCTGCATCAGCTGTTGTTTTTGCCACAAGCAAATTCCCAGACGCATCTAGCGTCATTGCTTGGGTAAAGGAGATGGCGTTTCCTGCTGTGCCGGAGGGGGCGGTGAACCAAGCGTGTTTCCCACCAAACTGGTAGTAAGCCGTTGCGTAGTTGCTACCAATATATTTATAAGACGAAGCAGTGTCCGTATAAGCATTGGAAGCCATGATTGTGTAATCAGTGCCACCAACTGTTCCGTTAAATAATGAACCAACACCAATCTGAAGCGCCTTGTAAGTACTCCACGCACTCGGAGTCACCCCGAGGCCGAGGTTGCCAGAGGAGTCGAGTTTTATCCTTTCTGCGCTGCCATCAACAATGACAAAGTTGTCTTCTCCGTATGTACCAACGCGCCAAGTTTTTGTTGAAGCGCCAGAGCCAGTCGAAGTAGTGCCAACCGTCAACTGGTCTTGAGTGTTCGAAAGAAAACGCCCTTGACCGCTTACATCCAACTTATAAGAAGGCGAACTCGTCCCAATGCCAAGACCTGTGGAGGTTAGGCGCATTTGTTCGGAACTGGCAATCTTGAACAAATAGCTACCCACAGAATCAAAATCCATCGTGGTTGCGTAGTTGGTCAACCCTGTGGCGGTTAAATTTGTGTAATAGCCGAGAGTGTTGTTTGCTCTGATGGAGCCGTTGTTTAAAACAAAATTAGTCCCATCAAAAGTAAGCGCAGAGCCACTTGTCAGAACCTTTGAGCCGTTCAGGTAAGTAACTCCGTTGGCTGTGCCTCCAGAGAGGGTGTATGAGCCTGAAAGCGTGCTAGTTGCTTCCCAAAGGCTTGTACTCGTATTAAAAACAAGAGTATTTCCGTTTGATGGAGATTGCGCTGAAACATTGTGCAGCTCATCTAGTTCGTAGCCGTTTTGCACACGGACGTAAATCTGACCGTTGCCCGCGTTGGCTTTCTCAACTGTGCCGATGTACACCAAATGGTTTGGTGCGTAAGGTTTTGTTGTTGTCAATGCGCCTGCGGTCGCACCGAGGTACAAAGAGTCCCCAGCGGTGTATGCGGCAGTGTTCATCTTGTAAACCACACCTTGGCACATGACAAAGCCAGAAGCACCAGCGGCAATGTCTTCAGCAACGATACCCAGCGTCTTGGCTGACGTTGCGTCGCCTGTGTTGTACGCCAGTTTGACTGATGCACGGTCGCCGACAGCGGAGAACAAGTAGACCGCTTGACCTTTTGTAATCGTAGATGCTTCGGCGTTCGTGACATACGCCACGAGAGACTGACCAAGGCGCTGAACAATGTTGCCGCCAAGTAAGCCAATGTCCGCAGTACCCTGAGCGGCATCCCAGCGAATACGCCCCACAGCATCGGTAACAGTTGCCCCCGTATTAAGCTGAACATAGTCAAGCGTCAGATTACTTGGTGAAGCCGACTGCAAGTCCCATGCGGAGCCATTCCAGACCCAAGTCTTGGAGCCTAGCGTGTATGTTTGACCGACTGTTGGGCTGGATGGAAAGTTCATGTTTGCTACCTAGTTAACCGTTGAGGTATTGTAGTTAGGTCTGCCGTTTGGCTCAAGGCGTCATCGGCACGTAGTCAGGGTTATGAGGCCAATCAGTAAAGGTGCGAGGCTCTGTAATCGTGCTTGGCAGATCACGCAAAGTCTGACGATATGTTGCCCAATCTGCTTTTTTTACGCTTGGATTGTCAGGGGCTTGAGTGCCATCAGTGTCTTTAAGTAACTGGTTACGCTGGTAACGAATCTGAGCCATTGCAGAATCTTTTGCTGCTTGGATTTCTTCAGCACTCAGGCTTGCCACTTGTACGATAGAAACAAATTCACCATCGTCATAAGCATCACATGAAACCAACTTTTGTGTCAGTCGGTCATGTGCTTTGAAAGCGTTTACTTTCTTTGCGTTGTTAGCAGTCAAGAATTCATCGCTTGGGCCACTTGGGGGAAACGATGTGTTTGCAAACAGTTCACGATAATCGCCTACTGTAATTGGGTTAGTTAAGATTGCAATTTGCATGATAGTTCCTTAGATTGGGCCTGTGTTGGGGAATGCCGCAGTTGGCGGTGTGAAGTTGGTGGTGTATCGGGCATAGCCTTTGGTGATGCGAACATCATCCATGTACCCATTAAAGTACTCATTAGAGTGTGAAATACCAAGAGCCAATCTGCCAGAAGCAGAATAGTTATTGCTGTCAGTAACAGTACCATCACTAACGCCATTGACCCATAAAGTTAAAGTGTTACTAGACCTAGTCACGGCGATGTGGTACCACTGACCTGTAGCTAAAGTAGTGCTTCCAGTCAATAAATTTGCCGCTGCTTGCGGTGTAGTTGTGCCCCATTGCAGTTTATTTGCGGGGTAAATGTAGAACGTCCAACCTACGCCGTTGCCCCACATAATTGCGGACTCACTTGCAAGGCTGTTCCAATAGAACCACCCCTCAATAGTGAAATTACCAGTTCCAAAAGTGACATTTTGACCAGATGGAGGAATTAAATAGTCACCAGTCCCATCAAACGCCAAAGACCCTGTTCCATACTTCACCACGCTTGTAGAAATCTGTGCATTGCCCACAGTTTCTAAGTCGTTCATCATGGCGTTGTCAAAGATTGCGCCATTGGTAAAGTTGGTCAACAAAGATGTATTTGTGACAGCGGTGAGTGGCGCTGACGGTGGAGTAAACGCCGCCGTATACAGCGCAGTAGTATTTATCCTGAAATCAGATAAATACATAGTGGGGTCACGGTCACCGCTAAGACTTGCACCAATTGTTAATGCACCAGAATTAGTGCCTAATGCTGTGCTATTACTGACCGTAGTTGTCAACACGCCATTAGAAAACAGTCTTAAAGAACTACCAGAACGCGATACCGCAAAATGATACCAAGCGTTCTTTTGAATATTAGAGATGATGACATCACCACTTGCGATGTTCCAACTTGATAGCGTGGATGAAGCGTAAAAAGTCAGATCAGTGGATGTGAAGTAAAGCATCCATGGTGCATAGCCTCCAGGAGTCCATCCTTTCGCTGCAATCGTATCGCCTGATGTAAAGTCAGAAACGTATACCCATCCCTCAATAGTGAAATCAGAGAACCCTTCAAGTGCGGCATTGTCGGGAACACTCAAATAATCACCACTACCATCAAAGTACCCTGACCCACCAATCACGCTTGTGGAGTAGGCGGTAGAAGCACCAAATGGGTTGAAGCGTTGGACGCTTGGTGTGCCGTTAACTGTTAGAGCAATATTGTTTCCGCTATTGTCAACAAAGCGATTTGACTGGCAAGTCAAAAGTGAAGTACCAGAAATTGCTGTCAAAGGCGCTGTGCTTGGGGTAAAGCTAGATGTGTAAACGGCTGTGCCTTTTACCAAACGCAAGTTGCTAATGTACCCGTTAAAGAACCAAGTATCTGTTCGGTTTGCTGCAATAGAAACTGGATAACCAGTTCCAGTTGTTCCCCAAGATGTTGAGTAAGAAGTTGTCGCTACTTGAGTGCCATTGATAAACATATACAGCGTGTCATTACTTCTAACGCACGCTACGTGATACCAAGTGCCTTTAACCCAAGTCTGTGATGCACTGAGAATTGTTGTTCCGCTAGATGTTGCCTCCCACACCAAAGCAGAAGTGGTAATCTTGAATCTAAAAGGCTCACATTCGTTAATGCCAAATAGATTGTTATTAGGTTCAATTGTGCTTGCATTAAACCAGCACTCAAATGTCATTGTCTTTGTTGACGAAAAATCAAACGCTGAGTTACTTGCTGATGTAGAAAGATAATTACCAGATGCCCCACTAAAGTAATTAGACCAATTAGACCCATAAGGCGAGAAAGAACCTTGGGTTGTATTGCCGTTGCGGGTGATGGTGAAGTTGTTTGTACTGCTATCTAAGAATGTATTGTTTTGTGCGCCATTAGTCCCATCGCCATGTAATAGCATGGTGACGTAGTTAAATTGTGCATCAGGCGATGCGGCTGAATTGGCCAACGCGGCTCGTCTTCCGTGATGCAACATTATGCGGCTCCCACTAAAGCGCCATAAATCGTTGAACCATTCTTCCACAATTCAACAACAGTTTTCTTTGTAGTGTCTAAAGTCGGTGCAGTTCCACCAATCCAAACAACACCTACAGTAGTCCATGTGATTGTGTAAGCCGAGCCATCATCAATCATCAAAGTTACAGACTGACCAGATGTGAAGTTTGTTGCCGCTGGAGTTCGTGAAGCGCCCAAAGTGATGCTTTGAATACCACCATTTGCAGGATCAATCTCAAACCCAGCGCCATCGGTGATGGTGTAAACAGTTTCTTTAGTGCCTGTAATTGTTTTATTTGTCAGCGTCTGCACGCCGGTGAGAGACACAAGCGATGAAGGCCAAGTAAACGTACCTGAGCTAAAGTTACCACTAGACGGCGTACCGAGAGCTGGGGTTGTAAGACTTAAACTAGCAGCCAGCTTAGCAGTTGTTACCCCACCATCTGGCAGATCGGCAGACGTTAATGGTACTGGCGTTGGTACTTTTCCGATGTAACTCATTATGAAATCTCCAGTACAGATACAGACACATCAACCGCCGCGTCAGATGTTACTTTAAGAACATCAGCAGCTTCTAACACAAGTTTTTGATCGCCGCCAATCGGCACAAGCGAGCTGCCTACAGGAACCGGGGCGCCCTTGACAAGATAGATTGTTGTCGCGCCTGATGTAACTTGGATGTCTACCGTTGCCGTGCCTGCAGTTGTGTTTGCAATACTCAAACCAATTACGGTGGTCTGTGTCGCACTCGGTGTGGTGTAAACCGAAGTCTGTGTTGTAACGCTTGCAGCGATGTAATTTTTAAATGCGTTTGCCATATTTATCCCAATGCAATAGCGAATGCAAGTGCATCGCCGGACGTGACAACAAGAGCGGTTGGACCAAACTCAACCCACTGAGTAGATGTGCCGTCATCGGTATACAAGTACTCAATGCCTGTATCAGAATCAAGCCATCTATCTCCAGCAGTAGGGCCAACTGGTGTGGTAGCCGATACCGTGACGCGAGATGCTGCAGTGCCGGGAATCCAGCGTGAGTTTGCAGCATCCCATACCACCGCCTGCCCGCTCGTGGGCGTACCCACCACCTCAATCTTGTCTGTGTTGAGGTTTGTGAAGTTAGAGTCAACTTCGTTATTGGTTAGGGGCGAGCCCTTCCCTGCGCGGGTAACAATGGTACTCATGGACTACTCCAATCAAGGTGCAGCCATTGTAATTGTCCAAGTGATGGACATTGTGTCTCCGACGTCTTTATTTACGACTGAGAACACAGTGCGGCAGAGCATTGTGCCTGCGGAAGAAGCGTTAAAAATACCGGCTTCTGTAATGGCTGTCAGCGAAGCTGGAGTGCCTGCTGGGAATGATGCGACATACTGAACGGTTGCGCCGCTAGGAGTTGTCGAAGTCAAGGCTACGCGAGCTGACTCAGTGCCCAACGTTGTATTGCCTGCGGCTGCTGCAGAAGTGCCTGTACCAATCGCCATGTGGCTCATAACCGCCGAAGCAGTACCTGCCATACGGCTAGCAATGAAACCTAAACCGGCCGTTACAACCAAGTTCTTGACTTCTTCCTCTTGCTTGACGGAACCGTCAGGCGCAGTAACTTTGATTTTCAACGTGCCAGTGGCAACGATTTTTTCATTCGTGTTCATGATGGGTCCTTAAAAAGTGATACGCGTTCCTACGTAGTCTTCTGCGAAATACGTGATATCGCAGTATCCTTGGCTTACCAATGTACCAGTATCTGACGCACTAGTCGAGTCGGTAAACGTTTTTTCAACCGCAAGAACGGCTGAATCTGTGGCGGTTGGCGCTTCGGTCAACCCCTTAATAAATTCTTTGAACGCAGTATCTGAGCTATTTACGCTATCAGCGGCAGCCTTGTCAAAGCCAACGACCGCGGCGTCGCTAATGCTAGATGCATCAGCTTGACTCTGTACTTTTGCGTTTGTAACGTCGGCTGTATCAGAAACCGTGACAGAGTCCGTCAGATTCTTGATAAACGTCTTTGCTGCTTCATCGGAACTTGTAGCTGAGTCCGCGGCTGACCTAACATACCCAACTTCTTTGACAAAAGTTTCCGTGGGGATAACCACTTCGGACAACACCTTGACAACCTGAATTGTTTGGTCGTCGTCTGCCGCAACGCCATTTAAATCATCTGTGGCCAGTGTGGTTTCAGTAATAACTTTTTCAAACGTTTTTGTCGCTGCATCGGTTGTCTGCGCGGTATCCGAGGCTACTTTCCCAATTTCTTTAGCGGCAAGATCAGATGCATTACCAACGTCGCTTAGAACTTTGCCGTAGCCTTTTACCAGTGTATCCGCCGCCTGCGCTGTTTCAGTCAGCCCTTTGCCGACCGTTTTTACAGCAGAATCTGTTGCGTTTGCTGTATCAGCTAGATCAAGCAGCTTTAGAAAGTAGCCAGTAATGGCTGTGGCTTTGAGCAATACATAACTTGTAACGGCGCTGAGCTTGACGTAACCAACAGTTGCCTGAAGTTTTACGTAGGCTGTAGCCGCATGAAGTTTGATGTACTCATAGGTGGCGCGCATTAGAAGTCCTCGCGCATCCTAAACTTCAAGGGGTCGTACACAGTTTGAACACCGCCGCCCGAAGCAAACGTCACCTGAATTTCACCTTCGTAGTTACCGGGATCGCCCGATAGCGCCAAAGTGGTCATTGGAAACACGCACACACCGCCAGCTCCGTTTGTGACCGTGCCTGCAATGGTGTCTTGCAAAGTGGTCGAGCCGACCATGCGAAACTTCATGACGACCGTAGCACCCGTGATATCTACCACGTTGCCGGTGTTTTCGTCGGTAATCGTGGCCTGCACCTGAGGGCGGTTGGAATCACCTTGAACAAGATAGATCAGATCGCAGCTCATTACCAAATCCTACTGTAGCGTACGCGCATGGGCGCGTGGTTCATGCCGCCGGTCACATAGGCCCGGGCCGTCTGTTTGGCAACTCTGAATCGAGTTGCGTGGGCTTTAGCCGCTGCTGGGTCTGAGTACGGCTGGTTTGGGGTATCCAGCAACTGAGCCAAGGCGCCAGCCACAATGTCTTCCATATAACGCTGATAGAGCTCCGAATCCACAACGGTGGACTCTCGGGTCGGCATGTATGAAAAACGGCCTGTAATCGCGTTTTGGACTGTTTCAGACGGGCAAAGTGCTAGTGTGATGTCGTTTGGATTAAATTGCGTAAACGCTTGGGGTGTACCCTGCAACGTTTGCCAGTTTTGGGAGAACATCTTCTCCAGTTCATACTGACTTCTGCGCTCTAACTTGCGACCTTGGTAGTAGATGCCCTGAATCTGACCCAGCACGGTGTACCGGGGGACGTCAATGCAATACGTGTTTGCACCCGCCATCACAGTAATTGGCGTCAAGTCGCACTGCAAGAACATTGTCTCGCGGCAAAAGTCGATGCATGCGTTACGCACAGCCTCGACGACCTGATCATCCAGTACGTTAGGCGCGTACGGCAGGACGTTGGGTAAGAATACTTCGTATGAAACGTTACTCACTTCATTGTTCCCGGTACGTTAGGGTTGAGCGGAGCCAACGATTGGTTAGGGTTTGACTCAGCCTCCGCAGAAATTTTGCCTTGCATGAGCCCTTGGAACTGCTGGTAATACGTAGCGGCCAGTGTGGCGTTGGCTGCGTACTCAGCGTCTTTGCTGTAGGCCCTGAACAAAATGTAACTGATTATTGGCGTGACGTAAATATCATCTAGCGTAATCACACCGCCCGCAACAGCATCTGTAGGCAGAGCTACATAAACCAATTCAAGGTAGCCTTGGCTGGACGCTGGCTGGGGTGGGTAGACGTAGTACGTGCGGGGGTTGAGTGAAGTATAAACAAAATGCTTTGTGGTTGCGCTTGCAGTCGCGGCATGCCAGTTTGGAAGTTGATTGTCCAAAATCTCACGCGACACAGCGCGCACAGCATTGCCGGGGGTTGTTCCATTTGTTCCCATGTTGCGCACAATGTCAACCAAAGACACAGCGCCTGCGGGGATGGATTGCTTTGTACCTGCAACGCACTGCACAGCTGCAGTTGTCACATAAGCATTTGGTTTATACAGCACGAGTTCGCGCTGGGCATCATTGAGCCACAAAATCAACTCGTCCGCAGACCAACGAACATTGGTCGCGTCCTGAAGAATAGTAGTGACTTTTGTCAGAATTGATGCAACGGTGATGGTTGCCATTGGCTAACCTCGTGTAGCTGAAATTGAGAGAATACTAACACAAGAAGGGGCCCCGTGGGGCCCCTATCTCTAGCAGGGCTTAGCCCTTGACAACTGCGTAAGTCAGAGCTTCTGGCTTAATTGTCTTGCGACCGTAGACCATCAAACCGCGGACCAAGGTACCGAAGTCGTTGGGGTTGGGAATAGACTCAACCTTGTTGATCTGAGAAGCAAAAGTCAAAGCAGACTTCTGGCCAGCGATGATGACGTGACGCTTAACTTTACCAACGTCTGCACCACCAGTGTAGTTCTGGTCAGCAGCAGCTTTAGGCAACAAGTTAGACACATAGATGTCGAAGCGGTCGATACGGCCGATCTTGCCGTTACGCAAGATAGACTGAGCATCACCAGTGACATAGGCTTGAGCCAATGGAGATTGCATGAGCAACTGACGCTCTGTAGGCGTGATGATCAAGAAACGATCAGCTTCAGGAACGTTTTGCTCGTCCAAAATAGAACCCATAGAAGTAATGGTGTTCAAGATGGTAGGCAGGGGGCTGCCAGCAACGTAGTCCAAAGGTGCAGCATCTGTACCCATGTTGTAAGCACCGCTCAAAGCACCAGCAGTTGCGCCAATGTTGGCAGCAGCGGCAGAGCTGAATGTGCCCAAGAAAGATTCGCGGTCAACGGCGATTTTCATCTGGTTGGCAGCGTCAGTCGTGAACATGTCCATCAAGTTAGGCTGAGCTTGGTACTCGAGAACGTCAGAAACGTTCACGCCAAAGTAGTAGCCTTTGTCGATGTTCAACTCGATAGTGTTGGGCGTTGGTGCCTCGTATGTCAGGCTTGAACCGACGGTGTAAGCGCTGATGGCGATGGATGGGATGTTGTTAATAACAACCTTGTCACCCATGTTCTTGATGTCACCTTCCCAAGAGGTATTGGAAACATCACCGAATGTGGTGTTAGCGTAGAACTTAACGTTCAGTTTGCTAGACCAAATGGCAGGAATAAACGTACCGGAGTACGAAGGGGTTGTGTTAAAGGGCGACGCGACGGCATAGCCGGCTGCTGGGGTTACTGTAGACATTTAATACTCCAAATAAAAATCGGTTTGTCAAAACACGCCGCCGTTACAGTTATGGACGAATACGTCCTTCTGTTTGGGCAGCATCTAACTCTGCTTGTAGCTGCATGGCTTGGTCGTGCTTGCCCTGTTGTGATAACCGAACGATCCTATTGCTTTCAGCGACGTAATCGGCGCTTGTATAGATTCGGCCAGTTTGCGAACTAGGGTTAGAAGCTGTCGACTTCCCCGGTGCAACTTGACGATTCAGCTCTTGGCGTGCATTGGATTGCTGTTGCTTTTTGGCTGAAGGGTTATGCGCTGGATACTTTTCGAAAAAGGTATCAAACACTTCCTTGACGGCTTCGACGTCTTGTCGACCTGCTGCGTTCAGAAGAGCATCGTTCCATGTTGCTTGTGACCCCGGAATGCGAGTCGCTAACCATGTCTGACAATCATCTGTTGCTTGGATCGCTTCCCAAGTTGGCAGTGCACGATTAAGGTTCTCAAAAAACCGATCCTGCGCTGTTTTAGCTTGAGACTGAACGACTTCACCGACTTGGCCTTCGGCTTTTGACAACTGGCCTTCCAGCGCCTCGATTTGCTTGATGTACTTTGACTCGCGCTTACCAAACTCTTCTTTGGCAATACGGCGGGCTAAGTCTACCAAGTCCTCACCAAATGCTTCCACGTCTTTATTTGTAACCAGTTGGTTTGGCTCAGGTTCGGGCTGCGGTGCAGCTTGCTGTTCCTTGAGTTGCGCCTGTAATTGCTCCATCGAATCCGTCAACTGCTTGACTTGCTGTTGCAAGGTGGGCACCTGACTGTTGTACTGTCCTTGAAGTGACAAGTAGCGTTGCTTCCATGTCGCATCTTCTTCAGTAGGTTTCGGTGGCTCAACGGAGACTGGTTCCTGACTTTGCTTATCTGGTTCCGGCTCAGGATTGGGTTGCGGTTCGTCTTCGGGCTTGGGTTCCGCGGCTTGTTGGGCTGCAGCAACCTGCTTGTCGTACTCATCTGCAATTGATGCTTGAGCTTGTACCTGTTTTGGCAATGCCATAAATACTCCTTATGCCGGTTCCACCACAGAACTTGGGCGTGTTTTTACAAAACGACTTGCCGGGGGCTGCCCCCTTAGGCTTATCGGGTCTTTTCTGCCAGTTCAGGCGATTGCCTGAGCATCGTGAGAATGTCTTTGCATTCCCGCGCCATCCCTTGGACTCTAGGGGTGGTATCACTGGACGAATCCAGTAAATTGTTGGTCAACTTTTCGAGTTCGGTTTCCAGCAACTGCATGAGAACCTCTCCATCCGTCGACCGTGAAATCCGTGCCAACGCCTGAAATTGACGGGCGTCTGGCTTAATTAGCAAGCTTTGCCTTTCGACATAGCAGTTTGGCGTTTTACAACGCCGCCCATGGCTTTCTTAACTGGGCCGCCGCATTTCATACCGTACTCAGCTTTTTCAGAGGCCATGACTTTTTTAGAAGCCTTACCTTTTTTCAAAGCGGCCATTTCGGCCATCATGTGTTTCTTGTCCATTTAGCAGCACTTTCCGTGTGATTTTGCCGTAGCGCGTTTTACAACACCACCATTTTTCAACTTCTGTGAATTTTCTTCAGCAGTAGGGCCGCCCTGCTTACCGCGTCCCGCACCGGCCTTTTCGCCTTGTTCTTTGGCAGTCTGAGCATTGTCGCGAGCTTCGCGATCTTTGCTGGCTTTATTTATTAAAGCCTTAGCTGTTCCTACAACAGCCGCGCCACCTAAAAGTGCGGGGATCATGTTAGCAAGCCTTTCCGTGTGATTTCACTGTAGCGCGGCGGACAACACCACCGTTAGCGTATTTACCAACACCCATAAACTTGTTCTCGCCAGCATTTTTTGTAATGCCAGTCAAAATACGATCTTGACCACGTGGTGTTTTGTCCGCTGCAGCAGCTTCCGCACGGGCCGCAGCGCGCTTAGCGACATAGGCTTCAGCCGAGTCACGTTGTGTCTGGGCGCGTGGTGCGGGTTTAGGATAGCTAGCTGCTTTGCGGGCAACGTCACTGCCGGTATCCCGGGCGCTTGTGCGAGAAGTTACGTCAGTTGTGTACTTCTTGCCCATGTATTCGAAAGTCTTGTTGCCAGCCTTACGCTCAGCAGCAAAAGCTTCTTTAAAGGATTTGTACTCAGGCTTTGACTCGGTGTTTTTCTCACCGGCGCCCATGGATTTTGCAATGTCTTGCGACTCTTCAGACTTGTTTGCCTCTTCCATGGCGTCGACTTCACCACCCTCGGAGAAGCGTTTCATCGATTTGGCTTTTGCTAGAACTTTCATGATATGCCCTTTACTGTGCGGTTTGTATCACGGGGTTTACCCGAATGTCAAGAAATTTTAAAAATTATCCGTAATTGGTGCGCCGTTACTCAACATCTGCTGATTTTGAACTGGGCTTCCCTGTGGTGCCATACCGGGTGCAGGCATTGGCGGCTGGCCAGCTTGCATCATCTGGGCAATCTGCTGTGCTACGCGCAACTTCTCGCGTGGGGGCACAACGTCGTCAGGATTTACATCCAACTGCCTTGCAGTTTCGCGCAGCAGCGTAGCGCGGCCATCGATACCCATAATCTGCATATCGATTGGATTGGCCGTGGCCTGCAAGAATTCGTTACGACGAACTTGTGCAGTCTCTTTAGCGACGATGCTGTTTGATCCGCGGGCCACGATCGTGATGTCGCCTTTGAGTTCATTGTCTTCGCTGTACTTCATGTTGTAGAAATACAAGCGCTCCAGCAACGGAGTCATCACGCTGTTGTCAATGTTGGCCACAACCTGCTTCATGGACTTGTTCGCATTGCCCATCAGCATGGACATACCAGAAGCCGTGCGGCCTGCGCCACCTGTGGGGCTTGAACCTGTCATATAGCGTGGAATGCCGGAATACTCGTCAGCCAGAATAGAGAACTTCTCATACACCGCCATGAGCTCTTGCGCATTAGACTGTGGCTGGAAGAAGCCAATCGGCGCCGCCGATGAGCCCATCGGATCGCTCGTGACTTGGTGAATTTTCCATGGATACATCTGCGTGATGTCTTCGCCTGCGGGTACGCGGTCTACGTTGACATAAACCTGTGGGCCAGAGGCAATACCCATGTTGTTTGCCAGTGCACGCGTTGCGCTGTTGCACATGTCTTGGCAGTCCTTGATCAGATCGTACGTGCTGTTACCCCAGAACGTTCCGGGCACGCCTTCGTATGATGCCTTGTAGTAAGGCTTCTGACCCATTGGGTGGTAGTTCAGCGATGCTTTGATAACGTACGAACCAATGAGCCACGCTTCGCATGGATACTGCTTGGCAATATCAGGCACTTCTGTATCTGACAAACCCCAGTCGCGTAACATCTGACCAGACACCATACCCCAGAACTGGATAGCGTCAATCAAATGCTCACTGTTTTGCATTACTGCGGTGGTTGATCTTCCTTCGGCTTGCGCTTTAGTCGAGTCAACAATGAGCCACTCTTGGAGGCCACCGCGGCCATAAGCTTCAAGAACTTGCCGTATAGCGTCGTCATCATATCCTTCTACTCCAATCATTTCTTCAAGGTCAGTCTGACGCAGCTTGTGCCGCTCAATCAGATAACCGTCGTTGATACCTGTCGATGCAGGTGATGGATACACCATGAATGGATCAACGCGCTCCCACTCAAGTACAAGATCGTCCACGATCTCAAGCTGATAGCCTGACTGCGCATTCTGGTTCCACTTCATCGTAGGCTTGCGGCGAACGATAGGACCCTTCAGGAATGCACATGGGAACGTTGTAATGTCATCGATGAATGCATCGAATGCCGTGATGAACCCGCCTTCAATCAGCTGGTCCTCCATTTTGTTCTCCATCTGCTTGACTTTGAACTTGGCCTCTTCCATCACGTTGTGCATGTACTCTTCGCGCAGCTCGTTCAAGAACTTACGCAACTGAGTGGGCGGCAGCGCCTGCCCTGTCATCTCAATCACCTGAGCCATCTGCTGGATGGCGTGCTGCCTCATCTCTTCAACGATGTCCGGTGACAGCGTAGGTGTTGGTGTTGGACGAATTGTCCATGGTTTATCCGAGCCCTGACCCAACAACACATCACGCAACCAGCTAGCCGCAGCGCGGCATTTGTTACTGGTGAGCATCATGTAAATCTCTGAGCCACCGTTCTCACGAATTTTTGTCAGTACATCCGGATCGTATTCGCCGCGGCGCGCACGCACGGCTTTGAACATACGTGGCTCTACTGTCTGCTCTTTTGCAGTACGTGCTTCTGTCCAGCAGGTTCGCACGTGAGATGCAATAGATTTAATAAGTGGCTGCGCCTGCGCAAGCTCTGATGCTTTGCGCTGTTGTTCTGCGACAGCCGCTGCCGACATAGCCGGTAGGATGCCGCCCATACTGATGCCTAGATTCTGGTTCATGCGGGGCCCATCTCGTTTCAATAAGTGTAACTTACTTTTTTGATTTCGCGTTTACCGCGCTGCAATGCTACACCTCGGATATTCATGTCAACTACCGAGTCGGCGTACTGATTGGCGTCGTGGACGTGAGAGAACTCGTTCTTGTCTGGCCTATCTTCAAGCTCGCCGTTTTTCTTAATTTTGTACCGATATCCGTACCGAAAGCCTTTGATAAGCGTCTCGCAGGAGCGGTCAATTAAGTACATCGCCTTACCTTCCAGCTGCTGATTGAGCAACCGTTCGACGGACTGTATCCTAATTTCTGGATTGTTGCTAGGGGGCCGCACACATTTAAACCCAGCATTCTTCAAAACGTCTACTAAACTCAACTCGTTAAGCTGCTGCTTGGCAAACCCCGCTGGGTCCGGCGCACACAAAAACGTCGCCCCAGCAAAGTTATTAGCTATGAATGGATTGAGCCGCACGTTTATAAATGTCTCGATGCCCATGTTCTCCGCAGTAATCTCCCCAAGCGTCAACACCCGCCCCCGAGGGTCCCGCTGCTTGAACACCGCCGCAGGTGTGCGCCCAAAGTCAATACCAATGATGATCGGGTAGTTCTCACCCCTGATGTACTTCAGCGGATCGTCCGCCACGTGGAAGTCATACGTGAACGTCTTCTCGTATACAGGTGTGCCAGACAGTGAGCGCCCATACTCTGACCTCAGATACACCCGCAGCCAGTCCTCAGTCTTGCCCGGAATCAAGTTGGGGTAGTACTGCTTTGGCAGATGATGGTAATTGTCCGCTTCTGGGTTAACGCACCATTCTTCGCCGTCTTTGTCCAGCAAAACCTCTTCTGGCTCTTCACCAAACTTCTCGGTGTACTTGGCCGGACGCAGTATGGCCGCCGGCTGCTTATAAATTGACCAGTTACTTGGCGGCTCCTCCATTTTGTTATGCCACCACGTATCCTCGTCGGGCATGTTTGTATCAAACAGCGCGCACGACCTAGTCGGACCACCATCTTTCATCGACGGGTACCGGTTCAAACGACCAAGCAGACCATCCACAACGTCTTGGTGCAACTCACGGGATTCATTCCCCCACAAGAATGTCGTCTCCAATGACAGCGCTTTACGCACGTCGTCCGGGGTATCCAGCGCAATGAACAGCCACTCTGACTCCACCTCCGTGCCGTCTCCCAGCTTGGCTTTCAAGATAAACGTTTTCTCCACGGCCTTCCAAATCCCAGCCTCACCCGGTGGCAGCCAGTCAAACACCGTCTTTCGGGTTGTCAACGCCAGCTGGTCCGCCGTGTTACGCACAATCACCGCTCTGGTTTTCCGTATGCCTTTTGCATTAGGCGCTTGGCCACACGCCAATCTCACCAGTTCGTGCACACAGGTCACAGATTTGCCACCTCCAACTGGGCCAGCCAAGACCCTGACGTAATTCTCATCCAGCATGAACTCTCGCTGGGTGT